AAGCAGCATTGTGCAGCAACAAGCTCTGGGTAGCGAGCGCCGCATTTACGGGCAATTGCAAAGCATTCGTCCCAGAATGCTCTATCAGAAGCCGACATGGCTTCAGTCCTTCACGCGAAAGATAGCCTTAAGACCAGTCAGGATCAGTTGCAGAATATTGTTTTCCTTGTAGGGAGTGCGCTCAATAATTTGATCAAGGGCAGCAACAATGATGCCGCCAACAACGAACCATTCGACGCCAGTCATGATGATTTTCCTAGAAGAGGAGAAGTTCCTAAAGCCTAGCGTTTAATCTCAAGGCTGCGCACTCTTGTTTCAATATCACTCATTTTGTCTGTAAGAGCACTAAGTTTTTCAGTGACACTTTCAATTTGCACTGCCACTCTGGCTTGTTGATTGCCTACAGTAATAAGCATCGCTCCAGTGGAAAGAAGCATGCCAGCCGTGATTGTGGCCACAAAATTGGCCATGCCTTCTTTGAATGGTTCCATGGAGAGTCCCGCAATTTTTATATTAGCAAAGGCGCATTATTCGCTTGCTGCCGGTTAGATTGTTTGCAGGAAAATTTAATAGCACCATGCATAGAGCGAATGGTCCCGATGAGCTATTGTATTCCCTCATTGAACTTCGCCCCGGAGACGCAAGACGCAGATTTCGCAAGAGTATTTTTGAAGACTATCCGTTAAGAGGCCCACTTGGACAGTGTGCTTGTGCATATTGTGGGCAATGGAATGAGAAGCTAACTATTGACCATATCGTGCCGAAAAGTAAAGGCGGGCCTCATTTTGCAAAATATAATTTGGTGCCAAGTTGTAAGTCCTGTAATCTCCTAAAAGGAGCGGAGCCTATTTTTGAATGGTGGCGCCCACAAAAGTTTTGGACCGAAAAACGAGAACAGCTTTTGTTGGCATGGGTGCATCACAATAGCTTTGTCAGTGCCCACACTTCATTGCAGGATATTGAAGCTTTTGCTGAAAAGCGTGATTATTACATTCCACCGTCAAAAGAAGAAGCCCCCATTTCTGGGGGCTTTTGTTATACGGAATGGCAAGCAGCTTAGGCTTTATCTACTGGCGCGAATAGATCGCCTTCTTTTGGAGGCAGATCAAAACGAATGCCAGGAATAGGGCAAACGCCATCTTTACAGTCATTATCAATATTGTTTTGAATGGCGGCGAGAGCTTCGCTTTCTTGATCAGTTTCTAGGGCAAAAATGAGCTGCCCAAGATACCACTTTGCCTTTTCAAGGTCTTCAAGGCCATTCTTCTTTTCGTAGCGCCAAACGTATTTCAGAATGTTGCCTTTGAGAAAGCCGCGAAACGCTTCGGGCGTCATGCTTGCTTCCATTGCCTCAATGGCTTCTAAGCCACCACTGGCGTAATGAATGGGACGTTCCACTGGATGGAAAGCTTCAGGGGACTGCTCAAAAGGCATTGCCATTTTCCTCAAACGCTTGAAATGCTTCTTTAAAGAGAGGGCGAGCGAGAGTGCTCAAGGCTTGAGCGTAGCATTGGATTTCGCCTTGGGCATCGGGCTTGTCGCGCAATGAAAGGAAATGCAGCAGGGCCTGCAAGCTACAGGTCCACGTAAATGACGTATATGTGCTCATTGGCATGATGCCACGGGCCTGTTCCTTGCTCACGCCTAGCGTCAGAAGAGCCCTGTAAGCCTGCTTAGCCTGCTCTAGCGCCTTGGCATATTCGATCATCGCCACTTGGTTCATAGAGGGCTCTAGAGGGCCGGCAGAGGCTTGCTTGTTGCTGGCGCTCTGCTGCCTAAACTCACGAGGCATGTAGTACGTCTCGTCGTCGGCTTCGCAATAGCGGAAGCTTTTTTCGTTCCAGCCGAGTTGATCATTGGCATACGTCCCACCAATGACATGCTTCCACCATTGACGAGCAATAAACAGCGGAGCTTTCACTTGCCATTTCGTGACAGCGCCCCTAAAGGGACTGGTGTGCTGATGCTTCACCAAATAGTTAAGAAGCTTCTGATCTTGATCAGTCCATTGAAAAGAGGCTTGATCGAAACTTTGCCGCGCATCACAAACGATGTCAAGCGAAGTTCCCATCCAATCAATGAGCCTGACAAAGCTAATACCGTCACAGAGGGGATCAATGGTTTGAAGAGGAGAGGAAGTCATGAACCAACAGAAAAGGGCGGAGCCTCTGGAAGCTAATAATAAGCGCCACCTTCGTTTCAGCGTGCCAAACGATGCGGGCTTTGCTTTGTCTTCCGTCTTTCACGATGGCAGCGATGGTGCCCAAGAGGCTCGTGGGCATCCAGCCAGCAGCCGTACATTGTACGTACACGACGGTCTGCCCAACTTCCCACATGTGGGACACTGGCGTTTTCGGGAGGGCTCTGAAGGAAGCCGTACCAAGCTTTTCGGCTTTCCTTCCATCGTCCACTGCGTAAACAAACTGCCTGCCATTTCTCTGCATCGCTAGGCTAAAGCAAACGACGGGAGCCCTATGTCAAGAATGTTTTCCATTCCAGTAGCATTAAGCTACAACGGACGTGACTACATTGCTGAAATGGGGCCTTTTGAACGGAGCATGGAAAGGGACTTTGCCCTTGTCGCCAATAAGAAAGCACTGGACGAATGTAACGATATTGCAAAAATTAAAGAAGTGGCATGGAATATGATGCAGGGCTGGAGCAACATGCAAGATGCCACTGCTTCGCTTGTTAAGGAGAATCTTGAACTGCGTCAAGCAATGCAGATTCAGCAAATGGACTTAGAAGCAGCAGATGCTTTGCTTGGCGAAGCTGGTGAAGCCATTAAGGCATTCTCAGAACAGCAGCAATCTTCTCAAGCCAAGCGATTTCTTTGGCCGTTTGGGAAGTAAGCAAAAATACTTTCCAACCGCATAGCATTGCTAGGTTGAATTTCCTGGCGTCTCGCTCATAGCCAGAGCCAGTAACATGACGACCACGATTAAAAGTGCCGCCTTGTATTTCAATGAGAGAGCGAGAAGGAAGATGTGCAAAATCTGCTCTGTAACGCTTTGAACGCTTGCTTTTTGTATAGCGCTCCTGAAAATCAGTCTCCCAAGCTTCTACATCGCTAAATTCCCGGATCAATGGAAGGTCGGGATAGTGAGCTTGCCAAAGCCCGAGAAACTGATCTTCGAGAGCGCTCACAAGCTATACGGCAGCAAAAGCCACTTTAGCTCCTTGGTCTTGGTATTTGCCATTGCCATAGGCGCTAGCAACATCACCATCGAGCTTCATAAACATAATTTGCACTATCCCTTCATTGGCATAGATGCGGCTTGGAAAAGCCAAGGGATTGACAATACAAATAGTGAGGTAGCCAGACCAGCCAGGCTCAATTGGCGTAACGTTAATGATGGTCCCTTGACGTGCATACGTTGACTTCCCGTCTGTGATGCCCATCACATTGTTAGGCATCGAGATGCGCTCAAGGCTAACGCCAAGCGCGTAGGAAAAAGGCGGAAGCACGAAAAACGTGCTGCCATTTTCTTGACGAGGCTTCTGCTCTTCCATTAGCTCCGTATCAAAGCTTTTCACGTCAAGAGGGAAGTCCTTGCTGACGCTGTTGTCGATGACCATAAAACCTTCCGGGGAAAGGCGCAGGTCATATCCAGCATGAGACAGGCCATAAGACAATGCTTTCGTGCCATTGTCCAGCTCGCGACGCTTCTCTCCAGTGAAAGGAAAGATGATGTCGTTTTCAGCAAGGATGCTAATTTGCTTGTCGTTAAGAAGCACTGTTTGAAGAGCGAGAAAACAAGCCCATAGAGAGCCAAACAAGAATTGCGGCAGGCCAAAAGGGCACAGACGGCCAGATTGACTGGACCGCCCATGCCCCTACACAAGCCGCTCCAAAACTAAGTCCCAAGACAATGACCAATGCCAAAAGATAGACAGGCCAGTCAGTGGGTTCGGAGCGCTTTGCCATCAGAACAGATCGTCGTTAGACGAAGACGATGCGAAGCTGCTGCCTGCACTTTCGCCGTTCTGCCAGAAAGAAGAATAAGCTTTAGGGCTATTCTCCATCTTGTTGACAGTCACTTGCCCCTTGAAATGAGGAGCAGTGTCCTTATCACGCTTGTCGTTGTTCCACAGTGCCACGCGGAAGCTGTAGTTTCCTTGCGCATTGGGACCAGCCTTTTTGGCTGCATTCAAAATGTCGGGGGTGAGATCGACAGTGCCGCTGAAAACGGGAAGATTGCCAGAGGGCATTTAGTGTTCCTCAGAAGGAGAGTGGTCGGCCCTGGAGGGGCTCTAGAAGCATAGCCGGTATGGACGAGAAGTCAAGCTCCGCGATCCATAGAAATGGTTAAGGGACGTCCACCTGGATAGTGCTCAAGAAAGTACTGCTGCGTTTTCTGGGCCATGATGCCTGCCTGCATAGCAAGGTCAGTGCCATTAAGACTCACAATTTGAGCTTCCTGCCCTTCGCCCGTATCAGGGTCGTAAATGGCGATGGCGCAATGAGCCTCATTGATTTCGATGCCGTACATTTGTTCAATGGCTTGGGAATAAGCTCCGAGCTGCATGCGGTAGTCGCCTAGCTGCGTATCAGGCTTTTGTTTGTAGCTTGTTTTCCAATCGAGCAGGGCGATGTTGCCATTGCCCATAGTGGCAAGCATATCGAAGGTGCCTGAGTAGCCAGTTTCAGTGGAGGGACAATACCAAGCGATGGCACTTTCCACTAAGAGAGGACTGGCTACGCCAGTCAGGAAGCTAGCAATGCTGTCGAAATAAGGAACGAACGATGGATGGGAATCGAGGTGGCAGTTGATGTCCTCGCCGTTCCAGAAATCCTCTAGCACGCCATGAAGCCAGTTTCCACGTTCTACAGCAGAACGTGTGCGGCGATTAGCTTCTTCATTGCCTACTTTCTTGCGCCAGTTCATGAGCGCTGCAATCTTGCCAGGCGGCGAACACGCGCTCGCAATAGTTGTCACAGAGGGCAAAACAATGCCTTCTGGGGCATTTGGAAAATTTTGCAAGCAATAGTAACGACGGCTGTTGATTTGAAGCCGGTTGGGTTCGTAGCGAGGCAGAGAAGGCATCGAAAGGGCGTCGAGACATAGATCGTAACAGGACACTATTTTTCGTTCATGTCCCAGAAATATTCGCAGCCTTCTTCCGTATAAGGCGGCGTTGCAAAATAACTTTGGAAGCGATCAGAGGGCGCCATGTAACGCCAGCAATTTTCTTTGACAGGGCATTCGTTACCCGTACACATTGCAATATCAGGCATGAGAATAGTTCGTGCA